ATGGTTTGAATGATATCGAATCAGACGGGTCTTTTGTACCTTGCGATATGGGGGTGGAAGAAGTTGCTATAGGCGTGACTACTCATAAGGTAAAACGGGGCCGCTATGGGGAACTACGTTTTGCGGATGTTGCCTCTACAAACAAGCATCTTTGCAAAATTAAATATAAAGACGGAAATGGTAGGAGTATTAAATATATAGATGCTGATAGTGGTCTTCCTGACGTGGCAAATGGCAAGCCGAAGTTTACGGCAGATAATGGAATAAGTATTGAGCATACACCAATATATAATGGGGTGAAAATTGAGCTTGTCATTGATAATCCTTTGACGGCCCCCTTGGAATATAGTTTTTCAGTCAAGGATTATGGACAGACATATACAGAGGAATTGATTGAAGGGGCGATAGTTTCAACGGGTGAGGATGGAAAGAAGATCACTTTCCATCCTCCTTATGCAGAAGATGCCAACGGAGATATAGGGCAGGTTTATTATGTTTTACTTGGCAAGCTGGATGGGTATTTTAGATTTAAAAAGGTAGTTGATGAGACATGGTTTAGGCAGGCCGCTGCACCGGTAAAGATTGACCCGACTGCCACTATTGAAGACGGTGTAGCTGGTGGAGTAATTGAAGATGCGGTTATGGCTGGAGGGTCTACATTAAACTATGGTGCCAGAATTAATATGAACTGCAATGATTTTACAGCAGGGACTTATCAGAACTGGTGGATAAACGTGGACTTATCAGGGGAAGACCCGGCAAGAACGGTAACGCTAGCAAAGTTTATAAATTATTGTGATAATATCGTAGGTGGTGGAGGATTTGAATGTAGTTTATGGCCTAGCCTCAGAGAGGCAGTAGAAGGCACAAAGGATGGGACTTCTGAAGTTGGCTCTATTTGTGGATTGGCTGCCAGACATACAATAGAAACCTGGACTACAATAAATGGTCAAGACGCTGGTACTGACTATGATAATACTCTTGCAACAGCTACTTTTATTGCACCAACGACAACAGGTTTTTATGATATCGTTTGTGATAACAGTATTATTCAGAGTAGGCTTGGCAATAGCTACTTTGGGGACATTATACATCCCACAACAAAAACAGGCCTCAAGGCTTTTAGAACACAAACGAGTGAAGATACGAATCACCCGCAATTTTATTATGAATATACGGAGGGTGATATTCAGATTTTAAGACGCCGAATGGAGGGGTATTAAATGTCAAAAGTGATATTAAGAAAATATGGTGAAGCTGCAACTTTTAATTTTGATTTATTTGAGATAGATGGAATTAATTTTAAAGTTGATGCGGTTCATGTAGCAGGCGATACTAAAATAATGAAGGATGAGGGAGTTGAGGCTAATACAACGAATGGCTTCGTTGATGAGGGACAGGGTTACTCTATAACTTTGACTGCTACGGAAATGCAACACGCTAGAGGCAAGGTTTATATTGTCGACCAAGGCACAAAGGCATGGCTTGATACTGGTATCACTATTGAAACATACGGACACGCAAGCGCACAGCATGAAGTTTTCCCGTCTGATATGGTTCAGGTAAGCGGGGATGAGGCAGCAGCCGACAACCTTGAAGCTACTTATGATGGAACTGGATATATAGATGATAATGCGCCATCTACTCAAAGTCAATTAGCAGGGTTGGCAAATGTCGGGTCAGCCGTCAATAGACCAGCGGCAAGCTATACGCTAACAACTGGAACGCAATCGGCAAACACTTATACATCAACACAAGCCCTTGATGGTACAAGGCATGAGCATACAGATACGGCAGGGGCGCTTGATCTTTATTATGAGTTTAATATCGGGGCAGGATTCGCAAGCTCTGTACAAGTGACAGGATATCTTCAAGGCAACAATGATGATCTTGATGTTTTCGGTTATGATTGGGTTGCGGCTGCATGGGTTCAAATTAACAATCTTCAAGGCAAGGCTCTTGCAACAAACGAAGTTAACTCATATGATCTATATGTTGATATGGTTGGAAGCGGTGCGAATCAAGGCATAGTAAGGGTAAGATTTTATAAAGCAGCGGGATTAACAGGGGCCACTCTTGCGATAGATCAAATATTTACAGCGTTTAATCAGACATCAGAAGGGTATCAGAATGCGGCTATATGGTTTGATAGTAACGCATCAAATACAAGCACTGTTAAGGGAATTGATGGAACTACTACAAATCCAGTATCAACTATGGCGGCAGTAAATACCTTGCTTGCATCAACTAATTTATCAAGGGTTGAGGTTCTGCCAGGATCAACGGTAACGCTTGCTGCCGCACAAAATAATCAGGTCTTTAATGGTAAAAATTGGACATTAGATATAAACGGACAGGATTATTCTGGAACTGCATTTATAGGGGCCAGAGCGTCAGGCATAGGGTCAGGCGTGGGAACATTCCAGTCATTTACTGATTGCATAGTTAGTGCTTCAACTCATCTTAAAAATACTCATTTAACTGGATGTGGTATTGCTGGAACTCAGACAATGGGAGAGGCTGGAGATATATTCTTTGATAGATGTCACTCCCATATAGCAGGTACTTCAACGTGGGTGTTTGACTTCGGGGCATTAATAGGCAATACAAACTTGAATATGCGAAATTACTCAGGCGGTGTTCAGCTTGAGAAGATGGGAGATACTGGAATCGATACAGCTTCTATAGAGGGTAGAGGGCAATTAATAGAAGGTACTTGCACAGGTGGAACGGTTGCGATTAGGGGGCTGTTTACTGCTAGCGGAATAACAAACTTAACCCTTGTGGATGGCGCTAGGTATGAAAGAGGAACACAGGTTGATGCTACATGGAATGCCCTTCTTATAGCAGCAAATTATAATATTAGTAAATCAGCTGGAAAAATAGTTCGAGAGCTTAAAGAGGTTGCAGGATATGAAGGTGGGTTTGTTTATTATGATGACGTTAATGGAGCCGCAGGCGATGAAGCTTTTATAAATGGAACGCTTGAAAATCCGGTTAATAATGAGACAGACCTTAATACTCTCTTGACTACCCTTAATATTAGAGATGTAAAAGTAGTGGCTGGTTCTACACTTACTCTTACCGCTGCCGCTGAAAAGAGGGTTTATGATGGTGAAATATGGACTCTTGCTTTAGGTGGTCAAAGCGTAAGCGGAACTACCTTTCATGGAGCTACTGTAAGCGGTATATGTACCGGAGCAATAAAGCCTAAATTTGAAGATTGTAACATGGGGGCTGTTACATTACCCCCTTGCCATATGGATAAATGTGGTATAGTAGGGCCAATAACAGCAGGGTCAGTGGGAGACTTCTTTATTGCTGATAATTGTCATTCTGCGGTTGCCGGTACAGGCGCTCCAGTTTTAGATTTTGGGGCTGCAATAGGTGATGTTGGATTTAACCTTAGATGGTATTCAGGTGGTATTGATTTAAGGAATATGGGCCAGAGTGGAACTGATAGGATAAGTGTTGAGGGTAACGGTCAAGTTATAATTAATGCAAATTGTATCGGGGGAACCATAGCGATAAGAGGGCATCAAACCTTAACTGGAGACGGTGCTTTCTTGGCAGCCGGTGGAGTTATATCGGATGGGGCAAGATTCTCTGTAGACCAAATCCCTCAAATAATGGTAAGCACGACTATTGCAACCTTGACCAGCCAGACAAGCTTTACCTTGTCGGAAGGTAGCAGCGATGATGACGCTTATAATAACGCTCAGATAGTTATTACAGATGGGACAACACGGGAGCAAAAAGCCTTCGGGTTGGTATCTGATTATTTCGGATCATCTAAGAGGGTAGAATTAGCAGTTGATCCAGGAATATTTACTATTGCGGCAGGTGATAAGGTTGGAATCATGGCGGCATCCGTTTCGACTGCCTCTCTGGTCAATGCGGTAATAAGCGAAGTGACAGACACTTTACTAGATATAAACAAGTCTCAAGACCTTACTATTAACACTACTACAAGGCTAGAATATCAATGGTTAGATGTTAATGGTGATGCTGTAGATATAACCGGCTTGACTTTTACTTTCAAAGCTGTTAAAGATGCAGGAGAAACAAGCCCAGCTATTCCAGAAGTAACGGGAACGATTTCAGACGCACCTAATGGCAGATGGTATTTTGATGTTATACCGACAACTGTATTTAAGGGTAGATATGAAATCTGGGCGGTAGATGGAGCATCGAAGATTACAACTTTAACTAGAGCAGGTGGCGCAAGGATTGAAACTCATCCAAGGTTATGAGGAGCTATTATGGCAGCCGGTATAGATGAAACATCTTTTGTTTTAGGAGAATTAAAAGGCAGACTAGCGCAAATAGAGAAAACACAAACTGCTATGTTTGAGAAACTTGACAGCATAGAGAAGTCAGTTACGCATATAAAAGTTAAAGCGGCTGGATCATCTGCAACGGTGGCAATAATAGTTACTCTTGTTATTACTTTCTTTACTAAAACTTTAAGGGCAGGTTAGGAGATAATGAAACTATCTAAAAATTTTACTCTTGATGAATTAATAGTAACAAGTACAAGCGGTTCTAATATTCCCCCTGGCATACATAAAGAAAAATTGCTTTATACAGCTAACTACTTGCTGCAACCTATTCGGGATAAGTGGGGGCCGGTAGTTGTTAATTCAGGATATAGGTCTCAAGCCGTAAATACCGCCATAGGGGGCAGTTCTACCTCACAGCATTGCAAGGGTGAGGCTGCGGATATTAGAACGCCTACAGCGGACTTGTGGGAGGTTTATTTGTGGATACTTGATAACCTTAGTTTTGGTCAATGTATCTATGAAGAAAAAGGGGTGGCTAAGTGGATTCATATTAGTTTGCCGAGGGTGGATAAACCTAATCAGCAGGCTTTGTTATTCAAAGATGGTAAATACACTAATTATAAGGAGGCATAAATGACATCATTTTTTGTAAAGCTAGGCATGGGTATACTAGGCGAATTAGCAATAAGAGTTATGAAACCTGAAATGATAGTAGATTTGTTAGTTGCGATTGCGAAGAAAGCAGCCGCCAAGACTGAAACTGAAATAGATGATATGATAGTTAAAGCGTTGGAAAAATCATAATTACTAATTCTGTATAGATTAGTATTAAATTAGTATCTTCCTGATCCTCCTCCTTTAGCCCTCTGGCTTTCCACCAGACGGGCCTTTTTATACACTGTCCATGCCTCTTAACAATGCACACTTTGGGCAGTTTTTTTATGCCTGTAAAATAAATATAAAATAATTTAAAATAAAGCTTGCTTTTTATATTCTAGCCTGTATAATAGTATTTAAGAGTTGATATTATAACAGATTAGCTCAATCGCAAGGCGCAGCCGCAGTCGTTTTGCAGCGTTGGGTTAGTGCGCCTTAACTTATAAAGGAGATATAAAATGAAGCCTATTAAAACAACAGAATATTTTAGAGCTGAAAGACTGCATAAAGAAGAATGGTGTTGGAACACTTTTGGGACATGGGAAGAAGCATTAGAGAGATATGAGCGGGACAAGGCGAAAGGCAAATACCCTGAATGTCGGATAGTAAAAGAATCAATAGAAATATTTAAACCGTAGCGCACTAACCAAGGCTTATACGGACGCTTCATCCTGCGTAACACAGGGGAAAAAGCGTATATAATATTAAAATACGGACAAGGAGGGTATATGAACATCGGGCTACAACTAAAGATAGCAAGGATAGAGAAGGAATGGACTCAAGAGGAATTAAGCAAGAAGTCAAAGGTATCGGCAGCGACCATAATAGATATTGAAAAAGGGAACGGCAATCCGAAACTTAAAACGGTTCAGAAGCTAATTGAATGTCTCGGCTATGATTTAAGGATAGTGAGAAGGTAGAAGCAGTTACACTTTGGATGAATAAGGAGGGGTAAGATGACAAGCGATGAATTATTAAATATGGCAGAGCAACAAATATTGGGCTTTACTGCGGCTATGAGAGGTGATGGTATTGTAAATCTCATAGAGGCTATGGGCTTAACCTACCACGAATGGGAGGAAGTGAAAAAAGACACATCGCTATATATGCGAGAAGAGGATATTGAAACTCTTGATGAACATTTTTTAAGTCAATAAGGAGGCTTAAATGACCAAGAAAACAAAGGCTCTTGAATACCTTAAACGAGTAGGAAAGGAGACTCCATGAAAGACGTTCAATGCAAAAAGAATCGCAATGAAGTTATTCCGGTATCTCAGGCGGTGACAGATTTTGAACTCGATTCCGTATGCCACTCTTGCTTAGAATTTGACAAATGCCGGGAAGTATCGGAGCAAGCCGAGATAGATAAGCAATCTAATTAAAGGAGGGGGCCATGCCAAAGTATATAGCTTATAAGGATCCATCAGGTAACGAATATATAATGACTTTTCCAAGCGATAGAGATCAGCCCCAGCATAGAGATATAGCTAATGCAATGGGTTTTGAAAAAGAAGATATCTTGGGAGCTGGACAATATATTGATGTTGGGGGGAGAATAGTTTTTGGTGGCGATTCTTTGACCCTTGACATTAAGAGTCGGGGCGATATCGACAAGGCACTTTATATTGAGCAATCAAGAAGATAAGGAGGGTAATCATGGAAAGTAAGAAAGATATGCCGATAACATTAAATCCAGTATTTGCAGCTACATTTAATCAGGTATTCGGGGAGCCTACACCAAAGAAGGACACCCGTGAAGAGGACAAGCAGGAGGCTAGGCAAAAGGAGAAGAAGAGGAGGGATGATGAATAGATTAAATATTGTTACAACAATACTGTGGGGAGTTGCTGGACTTACATATATTTCGGCAAGCGCAATCAGGCAAGAATTTATATATATGCCGATAGGGATAATTCACTTAGGGATAGCTATTCTTTATTCATCAAAGGTTGACAAATGATGATTGAACCAAGACCATACTCCCATATACTAAGGGATACCTACTGCCCAGAAGATCAGACCATTGGCTGTGATGGTTGCCAGAATGATTCTGAATGTGCTATACGGGCGCATGACGAGGAAAGTTGCTGGGAGTTACCAAACTTTGGCCTTACCTGCGAGATATGCGTCAAGCAGGATAAAGACATACGAATGAGGGAGGGGGAATAAATGCTGAAAATATATGAAATCAATGAAGAGATGCAAGCACTTGACGGCCTGTTAGATAGTTGGGCTGGTAATCATGAGGGAGATATAACGGATTTCCCCCTTAATGACGAACTTGAACGCCTGGAAGGTGAAAGAGAAGAAAAGCTTCTAAATTTAGCCGTATGGGTCAAAGATCTTAAAGCCGAGGCCGAGGCATTCACAAATGAAATTAAGCGGCTACAGGGGCGGCAGAAGGCCTTAATCAACAAGTCTGAGCGCATTAAAGAGTTCATTGACTACAATCTGCAAAAGGGGGAAAAATTATCAGATGTTCGGGCTTCTTTGAGTTATCGGAAATCTACTCAAGTGGTTTTGGATGTAGCAGAAAGTTTATTGCCTCGTGAATTTTCTAAGATGGTGGTGACGGCAGATAAGGCAGCTATCAAAGCATATTTAAAAGATCATGATAAATGCGGTTTTGCTCATCTACATGAAAATCATAGCTTGCAAATTAAATAAATATCAGTTATTCCAATTTATCGAATAACTGGCAATGTAATTGGAGGGATGAAGATGAAATGCCCATATTGTGACTATATAGATGGATGGGATAGCGAAAAGATGGAATCAGTTGGTGGCAAGGAGGGAGTTTTCTGGAAATTACCGATAAAAATGGAAAGACCAGAAGGCTATATGGAATTTACAAGGTCAGTGTTTGGGTGTCCTAAGTGTCGGAAAATTTTTATTGACGAATTATCTTGACTTACCCTTTCATATGCAATATAATGATTCATACATAGCAAGATTAAACAGTTGGTGAGAACTGGGTATATATCAAGCATGTTTTTGTCTCACGGCAAAGACTTTAAAGCCCTTTTAGGTACGCTCACCCGTCCTTTAAGGGCTTTTCACTTTTAAGGGGATAGATATGCATAAGAATGAACATAAAATAACACATGGAGAAACCGGAACGCCAACATATGAAACATGGAAAGGAATGATGAAGAGATGCTATAACGAAAACCATATAGCTTTCCGTCATTACGGTGGCAGGGGGATAAAGGTATGCGAGAAATGGCATAAATATATAAATTTCAAGAATGATATGGGAACCAAGCCTGATAATCTATCTATAGATCGTATAGATAATGATGGCAATTATACTCCCGATAATTGTAGGTGGGCCACAATGAAAGAACAATCTTACAATAGAAGAAATAATAAACGATTAACATATAAAGGAATGACTAAAACTTTATACCAATGGGCTGAATCTGTAGATATGGATCCTCATACATTTACTAACCGAATAAGAAATGGGTGGTCTATAGAAAAGGCACTATTCCATCCAGTAGGCCCATGTCATAACCCAAATGGTAACAATGGGAGGTAGTACTCTAATCTGTTACATGCAGATGATTCTTTTAGGATCAAGGGGAAAAGCCGTATTGCCTCTAAACTTAAACAAAGGAGAGTAAAATGAGTAACTTATCGTTTAGAATTATAGAGGCATTGCTTGGTAGCCTTGTGGCAGGGTCTTTATGTATTAGCACTGACTTAGTTACTTATGAGGAGGCGCTGGCTGGGTTTATAGCATATAATGTTGGGTGGATACATTGTCTATTGAAAATAAAATCAGGTAAACTGAGGTATGATCTTTCGATAGACTAATTAATTAAGTTTAAAATAAGATAATGGAGGGTAAGATGAAAACAGTAGAAGTGAATCCGGTAGATCGGTGGGGTTGGGAGTGTCCAAAATGTAAAGATTGGAATGAGACAGAAGATGACCCAAACTATCAAGACACTATATATTGTGAACAGTGTGGCGGAGAATTTGAGCCAGATGTTCAAGGATAAATAATATTTTTACCCCTTTATAAAACAATAGGAGTATATAATGAGCGAAGAGAACGACAAGCAGTATTTAGCACAGATATTGCCAAAGCTTAAAGAGACTATGCCTTACAAATGGCGGGTGCAATCATTCAATAAGAACAAGCCGCAGGCAACCTGTGTCGCATACATTGATGCAAGGGATGTTATGGATAGGCTTGACAATGTTTGTGCTTATGGTTGGCATAGAAATCATCAAGAGATGAAGGGCCGTATCTATGCCGGAGTAGGAATAATTCTCCCCTCTGGCAATATCATGTGGCGGTGGGATTGTGGAACAGAATCAAACACGGAAGCCGAAAAAGGGGAGTCCAGCGATAGTTTTAAACGTGCAGCAGTTAATGTTGGAGTAGGACGTTTTCTTTATGATTTAGATATTAAATATTTAGATGCAAACGAGAAGAAAACAAGCAATAACTATCCTTATGTGGTGGATAATAAGGGCAAGAGAGTTTGGGATATTACCAAACATATTAATAGGCCAAACAAGCCACCTAAACAACAAGAGCCTGAAAGAAACTGGATAGCTGAAATAAAAACAGCTTCTACAGAAGAGGAACTAAAGGCTATATTTGGTGAAGCTTATAAATCAACGAAAGGAGAAGAGAAGGCAACAGTAAAGAGAGAGTATGATAAACGTAAGATTGAAATAACCGAGCTTGGCGGTCGTAGTCAGGCGCAAAGAGGAGAATAGAATGGCTAAAAAGTTTGATGTCGTGTGTATAGTTGGAGAATATAACGGTAAAAAGAAGTATAAGAACGTAGGGATGGTTAATGAAAATGCAGAAGGGAGGTTAAGCCTCAAGCTAGATCATCCTGTTACGGTAGATGATGAAGGAAAGGTAGTAAGTTGGTTTAGTTTCTTTGAGCCAAGACCAAAAGAGAATGAAGATGATGGCGGGGACATTCCCTTTTGATCTAATCTAATTTTGATGGGGAGTGGAAACACTAGGGAAATGGTTCCCTGCTTTATTTGGCAGATACGCCCCCATCAAACTTTTAATGAGCCTATTAGGTAGGTTGATTAAAGGGCTAAATATGCGGATAACCCGCAGCCAAAAAGAGTAGCGATATTGGACACATGGATTATGTTACCGCAGTTTATTTCGGGAACAAGACCGAAGAATATTTAAATTAACCAGTTTATGGATTAAGGAGGAAACGATGAGCGAAGACAGAGAAGCATATAAAACGAAAAAGCCTATGAGCCAGTCCGCTGTTGAAGGACTGGTTATAGCCCTTGAAGCAACCAACAATGCTATGGTGGGGCTGATGACAAGCATAGCACAGCAAGGGACATTGCTGCCGGGGCGGTGGATAGAAGAAGATTTAGCCAACATGGCTGACGCAAGAGAAAAGCTGGCCTGACTAAAGAAAGACATGGGGCTATAACAGATTAGCTCAACTGCGGCCTGACCCGCTTGAGCAAGGAGGATTTTAGATGAAAGACCAAGTAAAAACTGAGAATAATGCATCGTTGGCCGTCAATTTGCAGCGTTGGGTTAGGCGTTTTTTCCCTTACAAAGCGCATTTTGCCCTTGAATATGATAAAGGCTATGGCGTATTCAAAAGAACAGGGTGGACGGTTATAATAGGGTATTCGATAGTTTGTCAACTTGAAAAGTATCTTATTTGGGCGCTAGTTAAATCATTATGGCGATATCAAAGCTGGGAGTTAGAGAGCAAACTAAACGCATAACAATTTAATTCAATGGCATTTGCCACTGAGGAGGACGGAAAGATGGAAGAAATATGGAAATGCGATAAATGTGGACATGAAGGCGGCAACAAGGGCGACTACTCCATTATTCACGAGAACTGTGGGGGACAATTTTGCCTTACAACTCAAACAGAACCCGTGGCAGATGTCCTTTGCAATGTGGGGTTATCTGCCATTGCTGATTTAATAGAACGGGCGCAAGATGACACATGTAGGGCGCAAAGACGACTTAGCATGTTTAGAGAAGGGGCGGCAAGAGTTGAGGCGTTGAACGCTAAGCAATGTTTAATCTTGGCTATTGATAAATTTAATGAGCTTGGCATATAACGGGTGAGATAACTGGAAGGTTCCCCGCTCAATGCGGGGGTTCTTCCGGTTCATCGTATGGTTAGGGCGGCTGTCTCTATAGCCGACCCTCATTATGAAGTTATCTCACCCGTTAAGGCGTCGCGGAGCGATAAAATTAAAGGAGATTTAGTATGAGTGATGAAAAGATTATTTTGAAGCCCTGTCCGTTTTGCGGAAAGGAGCCAAGAACAGGACCATCGCCCCGGCATGGCGATTGGGCAATATATTGTCCGAATGTAGTTTGTGGAGCTATGATTGATCGTAGAAAATCGTATGTAGCGGCAGCAAGTGCGTGGAACCAGAGGACAGGGCGATAGGCACTTACACGCTACCGCGACGCCTTAACGAAACGCTAAGCTGTGAGCGGAACGAATTGTAGCGAGTCCGTCTTCAGCAGTGTGTTATATTTTGCGTTCACTTTTAGCTTGACATTAGCAAACCGCTTTGTTAAGGTTAAGTATAACCTAAATTAAGGAGGGTACTATGAAATGCTATGACTGTGAAAAGGAATTGACGAAAGAGAAAGAAGAGTTTGGAATATGTGAGCCGTGCGAAGAAATTAGGGCTAACAAAATGCTTGATGAGATGGAAGAAGAAAACGCACAAAAAGAGATGGACAGAGTTAATAAAGAGGAATGGCAGAGAGAGTTTTCCAAAAGCGGTGGGTTAAAGAAGAGTGAGAAAAAAACTGAGGCCTGCCGAAAGAATGCAAGCAAGCCTAGGGCGAGGTGGGCAACGGCAATATATTACGAGATAGAATATAAGGGGCCAAATGGCAAACGAGGGATTAAGGACGGCCTAATATTGCAAAAAGGGTGTATGAACACCTCCCTTGATTGTAACCGTGAGGAAGTTGTTGAATTGCTAGAAAAACATTCAGGACAGAAAATAGTTGATTTAAGAAAGTTTCAATCAATGATTAAAAAAATATAACGTGAAGCTCAACCGCCGCATTTAATGGCAAATAGGAGGGATGAGGAAATGACAACAGAAAGCAAAGCAGATCAAGAAGCAACCAAGGTTAGCGGTCATTTGAAGCGTGGGGTTATGCAAAATACGGGAGTTATGTGCATGATTACAGTTAATGACAATAACGCTATTGACGGAATAAGGCATGTAGATATGGGAAATTATTATAAGACTGAAACAGGTGAACAAGTGGTAGTTACCACAAAAGAATTAGCACAAAGATATCATAAGCTGATAGATGACACTATTTACGTGAGGAAAGCATAACGTGCAAGCTAAAGGGCTGGCACACCAAGACTAAAGAGAGGAAACCATGACCAAAGATAGAGAGTATCCCAAAAAAGATGCGCCCCTTAGCCAGTCCGGTTTGAGCGATTTGTTATCTGCGACTCAGGCCGAAGAGGATAGTCATTTTGACGAACAGGTTGCAAAGTGTGGTGACTATGACAACCCTGAAAATGGATGCCCGAAATGTGGCAGACAAAGGGTGATGTTGGATGCTGATAAAAAACACAGATGCGAAAAATGCGCTTGGTGCATTGAGGACAATGACTATGACGGAGACTTCTTTCGTCATTTGAGATGAGCAGATAACGGTGAATTGAGGAGCAAGCGAATGGATGAAATATTACATACAAAACTAGGACCAGGACTTGATTTTGACCCGCTGGAAGAGAAGCAAGAAGTGAGCGCAGTCGCCTCGAATGTGGGGTTAGACAGCATCACCTTCTCTAGGGCGCAAGAAAAACAATTAAAATATTTAATAGAAAATGGCGGCAAATATAGCGCAGGAACTGTATTTGTGCAAATGCCTAACGGCAAAACAATGTCAGTTGACCCTTTCGGGCGTGTCAAAACGATTGCTGGCTAACGAAAAGGGTAACACGCGCCTGTAAAGCGCACCCTATGAAATTAAAGACGCCGTTAGGCGTCAGATTTAATTTGATGGTTAGGCAAAACAACTTTAATTGATAAGGGGGTTTAAGTGGAATTTATAGAAGGAGATGTTCTTTCGTACAAAGGCGGCTTGGCTATTACTAGCACCGAGGCTGGAATAGTAAAAATGTATGAAGGCCGATTAGTTAATTTTTACGGGCAAGCCTTTGGAGAAGATAATTTCGATGAAATAGATGATGTTATTAGTGCAGGATTTGAGCATATCGGGAATATAAACACAGATAAGGAATTGCTTGAAAGAATGGAGGAAGCTACCCGAGTGCATAATGACTGGATGGACCAGAATTAATTGCCTAACGTTTGACTTAACGGGCTTGCGGCCCAGGGAGGAAACATGATACCACCAAACGAAAGAGGGTTAAGCACCCTAAAAACTTCAGATGACACCAGTGTTAGCGAGTCCGAGTTGAAGGAATTGTTATATGGCGGTGCATACAATTTTAAATATCAGACAGATCGACTCAAATATATTGGCAAGAAAGGCGGCTGGCACCAATTTGAAAAGGTTGGAAAGATGGGGGTGTGGTGCGAGTTGCTTGATAGTGACCTACACCTGATTGAAGAAACTCAAGACAGATAACGGTGAGGTCACCAGCCGGAGCCATCGGCGACGGTCCGGTGGAGCGCTGGGTTCTATTTCGCGCCAATAAAGGAGGATAGATATGATTAAAAAAGTAGAGATTACAGACTGTCATGACACAAATGTGCATTGGGAGGGAACAGGTGAGTTTACATTGTGTGGATTAGAGGCTTTAGACGGTGACCCTGGCATAGGATTGGGGGCAGCTAAAGAAACAAGAAAGAAAGTTGACTGCCAAACTTGTCTTGATATAGTCGATCATGTTCGACATATATTAAAGAAATAGAACGAATTAATTCAGGGGCTTTTTGCCACTGAGAGGAGATGGGAAAATGGACAGGTTGAAAGTAGAAATAGAAATAGCACAATTGATATATGACAATATAAGCCCGGATGATCGGAAGCTAACATCAAGGACAATGGCTGCAAAAATAATGACCCTTATAACCGAAAAAGAACCCGTGGCAACAAGTCCCGCTGCAATGACTGGTTCTGCTGCGTTGCTTCGTGAAATGAAAGACGAACTTAGAGGGCATATAAGCGAACATGAGCTTGATGACGGTGACGAACTGGACACTGAAACCGAGGATTTGATTCTCGGCTGGATAGATAACTTTTTTGAAAACAAAATACATGACATGGAGCAAGAGCAGTAGAACAGACCAGCTCAGCAGCAGACATAAGCGAAGCAAAGCGAGTGTTGGCTGTCAGCTGGAGCGCCTTGTTAGGCGAAACCATGGAGATTAAAGTGATGGAATTTACAGACAAAGAATATAAATGGCTCAAAGAAGCGGATAGACTATTTAAAAAGAAACCTAAAGGCTTGATGTTATATTCCTGCGACAGCGACATTATAGTGTGCAAAAAGGGAGCGAACTGTGGTGATGTTTCCCATAAGATATTTAACAGTGATATCAATTGTTGTAATGTGCTTGTTGATGTGCATGACGACTATGGTTATGGAGCCTAACAAATGTGATAACCAGCGGCAGGAAACGAACACTTAAAAAGCAGAATGGCTGTTAGCCGTCTGCGTTGATTAGGGGGTTAGGAGGATCTATGAGCGATATATTTACGCACGGCCAACAAATAGAATGCCCTGAATGCCCAGGGACTGGTAAAAGGCAAAGAAAGCCCGTATTAGAAATGTTGTCAAAAAACTATAGTGGTTGCTCGGTTGACTTTGGCGGTTGCCCAGAATGTGGAAAGGCATGGCAAGTTAGCTATAAAATTGACAACATGACCCACGAAGCCGACTGGGATATTCCTTCAAGAAAAGAGAGAGAGCAAGCAGAGGAAAAGGAAGCGGCTAGAAAGCTAGAACAAAAGGAACTGGAAGAATACAAGGAATTTGAGAGGCTTAGAGTAAAATTTGGAGCCTCCTAACTATGAATTAACCAGTGGCGCAACGAAGCCCACTGGAAAAGAAAACGTAACCGCCATCTGGTTGAATGGCGTGTTATGCGCGAGGTGATTAAATGAGAGTTGAAAAAACTGGGTATGGAGATAGAGAAGTAGATCACTTGAAAGACGCTGGTCTTGAAAATAAATTTGCTTCTTTTGAGCAAGTAGAGGACTCGCAGCCAGAGATAGGAATGTATATCGGCTGGAACGAGCCTAAAAAGTTTTGGAAACCATTTTTATATATCTCACTCTGGCGGGTTAATTTGAGAATAGGCTGGCTTTGGGAGAGCGCATAACAAGTTTAATAAGCTGGCTGTGAACACAAACACTAAAAACGAAAACACCCCTAACAGCTCCGCTTGATTTAGGGGTTATCTTGCGAGGATATTATGAAAAGAATAAATTTTAACTGGTTATTTATATGCGGACATATCGGCCCTGATCTGATTTGGTTTAGAATGGGAACATGGGGCGCAGGAATTGTGGCAAAAAACACCCCTGCTCTTTATAGCGAAAGATGCAAATTTATGATATATCATAAAATACCTTTCTCGAAGTGGAGATGTGGATTTTTAAAGGCAGCAAGATAACGATTTGAGCTAAGCGGCTTGTGGCTTAAATTGTTAGAGCCGCTTCAAAGTAAATAAATATTAATATACCAACGCTGAAAAAGAGGCCACTATTAACAAGTCCGTCTTCAGCGATTGGTTAGCACCAATATGCTTCTTATGGACTACCCGTCTGCAAACTACCTATTTGCCGCATTTGCGACCGATAGGCTTGGGCTTAGACCGTTTATGTGCCGGAACACTAACAGTTTTTGGCCCAGGTTTTTTGCCGACCCGTACAGGACGACACTTGACCTTTGTTGCCATTTGAACCACCTCCTTTTTTGGCCAGTTGCCAACCCATGAATCAACTGACCATATAGAGTGATATCAAAAGTGACGGGTAGCCCATAAGGGGCATATTGAAAGGAGTATACTATGAAAAAGATAGAGCAAGAAATAAGACAGCAGGTGGCACTTCAATTAATTAAAGCTGATGTACCACCCGCAGATATCCTAAATAATGCAGGTCCAATTTCAGAGTGGATTATTTCGGGCTACCACCAGCAGCAACATTCCAACATTCAGAATAAAGCGCAAGCCAATATTGTCTGTCCTTTGGTTTTGTGTCCGTCTCTGAGTTCGCAATCCTCTTCATGAGATCGTATGCAACGCGGGACTTGGAATCGTTCTCTAATACAACTTTTTCTGCCATGATATATCCTCCTTTGGATTTATTAGGGTTTGAGTGCTAACAAATTAAATTCAAGGGCTTGCGGGTCAAGGAGGGAACACATGGAAATGACAGCAGATTATTACCCAAAAGGGAAACCTGAAAACGAGAACACCATTAGCAAGTCCTTTTGCAATGATGGGTTAGGCCCCCGTATCTTACATTTAACTCTCAAAAAAAAGTGGTTTGATATGATTGCCTTTGGAGTCAAGAAGGAAGAGTATCGAGAGATGAAGCCGTATTGGCATAAGAGATTGCTTAATAAGGGCTATGATGTGATTCGTTTCAGAAACGGATACGCAAAAGATTCTCCAACCCTGACAGTAGAATATAAAGGACTTGAATCTAGCCTGGGAATCATTGAATGGGGCGCCCCAGAAAAAACGCCAGTTTATATATTGAAGCTTGGAAGGATTCTAGGGGCATAACAAGGCGATATCAGGACTTCTCAAAGTAAGCTATGACTGGATATAATAAAAAATTCAACTACTTACAAAGACTATCTAAGCGACAACTTGAGGCGGCTGATCGTGCTAGGTTAGAACGTGAAATATATTATCCTGAGTTGTTTGTCGAGCCTGATGTATGGTATGAAAATACATTAAAGGATAGATTTGGCAAAGAGCACACTATGCGCTTACTTAATCGTGAGGGTAAAAGATGCGATAGCTATATAGTTGAGTATATGGGGCATATAGTGTATGTAAATAGGTTTGGTAATTTGGTATTAAATGAAACTAGGAAGCCATTAGTGTTGGGTTTATCTGAGGCTATGAGATTTATGGCAAAGCAGTTTCCGAGGATATCAAGGAGGCATGATGAGTAGATTTATAGGTATAGATCCTGGCAAGAAGACAGCAATTGCAGTTTACGACTCTACCCTTAAACGTGTTATAGATGTTTTCAATACCGACTTTTGGGGGGCTTATGAATATTTACAGACAGAACAGAATGATATCCTAATAAAGAAGGTTATTATCGAAGTGCCGCGAACTAAATCAAACTGGCATAAAAAGGGATGCGATATAACCTCTGCAAACATTGGTGGTATTTATCGAGAGGCGACTTTACTTGCTGATGGCATAGAAAGAATGGGGCTGAAAGTAGTCCGGCAACATCCGCAAGGTAAGGTTGATGCGGCATACGTGAAGAAGATAACTGGCTATCAAGGGAAGACTAATGAACATTCAAGAGATGCAATTATGCTTTGTTGGGGGTTTTGATATATTTACCATATACACAACTGAAGATACTACTTATCAGCTTTACAAAACGCCAACTAAGGACATCAAGGATTGCCGTGAGGGCGAGTTTGCTATTGACTGTATGCGATTGCTTGGCCTGGGATTAGTTTATCTATTTGTAAGCCCTGTACAGTTGATGGTTTTTTATGCCTTAATATTCTGGCCTGCTTATTTAGGCTTGACAAGATGAAATATATAGTGTAGAGTATATTTAATAATTAATTCAACAAGTCGGGTCGGATGAGTTGAAAATAAATAGAGTTTGCTTCGGCAGACAAAACTTAGCCCTTGAGACGCGACCCCGTTGATAGGGCTATTTTAATTTAAGGAGGATATGATGTGGAAGATGAAGTAGACCAAGATGCTGTATGTAAACTATGTGAAGCTCACTATGAGTGGGGCAGTAGTTTATGCGAAGGCGCCAGGTGTCAGGAATCCCATGACATGTATTTGGAAGAGCAAGAAGAATACCTAAACGAAGGAGGGAAAGATGTGAGTGAGTTTAAAAAGGGTGACAAGGTAGAATGTGTTAACACAAATAGCTATGGAAAGTATGATGCTCAAAATTTAGAGAAAGATGGTATTCAAGTAGGGAATCTCTATATTGTAAATGCTATATTATCTACAAATTATATAGGATTTAAAGGTTCAACTTATTGTCATCACCCTAGTAATTTTAAACTAGCAACAACCAAAACTCAAACAACAAAGGAGAACAACATGAACATCAGCGATAACATATTAACAGTATTTGAAGACTCAGCAACAACAGCAGGTAAGGTAGCAAAGCGTTTCGGTAGTGAATACGGTGATACTACTCGTGATTTACTGGCGCTCAAAAGAGATAAAAAGGATCTGCTGGCTATAATTAAGGATGAGGAAGAAGCGGAAAAAGATAAGTAAATATTCTGCTCATCTCTTTAATCGGAGGTGGGTAGAGTAATTATTTATCAAGGAGGTAGTATGAAAGATCCACTACGGATAAGGTTAACCAGAACAAAAACCATCCCTGAAATAGAAGCGATGATTCAGGAAATCAATAATGACCCTGATTCTAAGATCGGGGCAACTGGCCTTGATATTTATAATAAGGCTACAATGAAGAAGCTTGATGAAATGACGTGGGCTATATATAGTATCAGGCAGAAAATAAACAAAAAGCTTGCAAAACAGGTTATAGTGTAGTAGACTAGTTTCATCATAGAAGTTCAGGCCGTAACGGGGCTAAATAGAACATACAAGTTTATCCCGACAGGGTTAAACCTTAACCCCTTTCTTAATGGCCGTTACCCATTTTGAGAGGGGTTTTTATTTGGAGGTAATATGAAATAAAAAATTAATTTACACGCTCATACAATATTTTCAGATGGGTGCAACACGCCTTATGTAATGGCGCAGAAGGCAAAAGAGCTTGGATTTTCAGCCTTAGTGATAACGGATCATTATTATATTAATAGTGATGATTCCGAGTTTTCTTTAAGCGAAGATAGATTCCAATTGTTACGGAGAGCATGTAGAGAAGCTAAAGAAGTATTGCCTATAATAATTGGCATCGAAGCATCATTTATGGGGCAGGAAGTTTTAATTTTTGGTGGCGAGGCTATCAAGAGAATATTCAAAAGCAAGAGTTTGACCCCTGATGAAATGATGTTACTGCGGAAGGAAACGCATTGTGCAATAATATTATGCCATCCAGGGGGCGATATTGACCCATTAGAACCGTATATAGACGGGTTTGAGCATTACAATTCTGGTCAAGATTGGTTTAAGGGAAGAGACTTTGGTAAACTAAAAGACAAGCAAAGATGGTGCAATAGTGATGCTCACGGTGTTAGGTGTTTAGATAGGAATTATAATATAGTAACCCATAAAATACAAAACGAGAGCGACCTCATTAAATATATCAAGACCGGAAAGCAGCCTGAATTTTATGTGAAAAATTTTGAGGATAAATGAAAAGCGGTAACTGGATCGGCTTAGATAAAAATATAGTTAAGTTATTGCCTCATGGCAGAGCCTACACTATCATAGAAGCCTTGATAAGTTTCACCATAGATATTGATAATAAAAGAGATTGGACTATCAATGGGTATGCTAAACAATGGACTTGGAGCCGTAATAAAGTGCGTAAATTTACCTCTGAGTTAAGGACAGGTAAGGGACACTTAGCGGACAGGAAGGGGACAGGAAGGGGACACCTAATAACCTTAAAACTCAACAACTTACACGAAGTAGAGGACAGGAAGAGGACAGGTAATGGACAGGAAGAGGACAGGAAGAGGGACACTACTATATATCCTAATCCTAAACCTAATCCTAAACCTAAAAAGAAAGAGATAAAAGAATACTCTCTCTATGGTGAATTTAACAACGTAAGATTAACAGATGAGCAATACCAAAAGTTATCCGACAAATACAACGGCAAGCGTGATGGCATGATAGAAACAATGAGCCAACATATCGATTCTAAAAAGAAAGACCCATATACCGGAAAAACTCATTACTCAGCCATTTTAAAGAATGACCATTGGCTAGACAAAAGCAACGGTAACAACAAAGGTTTTAAGACACGCTCAGAGCGAAACGCTGAAGCCAAGGAAGCCTTTTTAAACTCAGCAAACAATGAGAAAGATATAACACCAACACTGGAGGCAATAGAATGACTAAAGACGATATGAAAGAGTTTACCGAAATACTTGATTTTATGGCTGAAGGTTTGGGAGTAGATATGACGGAGGTGAAATACAGGTTTTACTTTGCCGCCTTATCTGATCTCACTATTGAAGAAATAAAGAGGGCCGCAAATCATATAGCCAGAACTGCAACCTTCTTCCCGAAGCCGGTGGACTTTAGAAACGCAATAAACGGCAATCAAGATGAGGCCGCAATAATAGCATGGGAGAAAGTACAGAAAGGAAAATCAAAGGCCGGTCAGTATCAATCTGTTAAATTTGATGATCCTGTTATCCATACCGTGATAAAATTGATGGGTGGATGGGGGGCGGTGTGTAGATTAGAGGGACACGACGACGAGAAATGGCAGAGAATCGACTTTGAGAAGACATACAAGGCAATGCAAGGGTCAAATAAAGATCATCCAGAATACTTGCCAGGCATAAGCGAGATTGAGAACACTGCTAAAGGTTTTCTTATTAAAAAAGAGGTTTTGGCGATAGGTGAAAAGATAGAAACGCTTTTGCTTTAATAGTTCAATTTGATTGGGAGAGTCACAGGAAGAGTAAGACTTGAATTTATTTTAATTAATGGGAGGGTAGGATGAATGATATATATGTGAATAAAGCTTATGTATATAAAGATTTTAAAGCAGCAATACATACATTAAAAGCTTCACGGTGGGAATTACTAAAGGCCCGTTTATTTGGTACGAAATCAGTTCATAGTGATGGGACTATCCGAGTGACCACGGTGGATTATAATGGAAAGACTTATCTCTTTGATTATGGAAAGGCGATATAATAGGAATGTATAAGGAGAAATGAAATGGAAGTAGTTTTGAGAAAAAACACAACAGATGATGATATGATAGATATTGTGACAAAGCAAGCTGCCATCGGCAAAGAGATATTATGGGGTGTAGTTCATCAAGATTTTATACAGGGAGAAAGTGTTGTAATGGATGAACTAATGAAGATGAACGGAGAGATAACCGTTACACTTGAAGTAAAATTTTAAATATGACTAAGCCTCAAAAGAAAGCCTTAGATATTCTCTGGCAGCAAAAAGTTACAGAGAATAAGCCCTGTTCATATCCTGGATGCTGCAAGATGGGTAACGAGGGACATCATATATTTAAACGTAGATACCTAAATACCAGGTGGAGTATAGAAAATGGCAGGGCGTTGTGTAGAGAGCATCATGATTGGGCTGAAAAGCATCCTACGGCTTACGAGGATTGTATTGTGGACGAGATAGGAGTAGAAGCCTATGGAGTACTTAGGCAGGAAGCGTTAATGGTCAGAAAACAGTTCTATGATGAAATATTAAAGGAATTAGAGGAGGGAATATGTTAATACAAGAGGCATTGAAAGAAACAGGGTTTGCGATAGTAGGTAATTGGATTATTAATTGGAATAGTCTTGATGGGTATTTTCAAAATACTTGGCCAGATGGTAAAATAACAAGATTTAATTTTGGTAAGGACGATATTCTGCGTGACGATTGGCAACCTTACCACGAAGTAGAAGAGATAAGACCGGAGAAGGCGGGGGAGTTGTGGAGATATAGAAATAGCGATAATTATGCTCACACGTTTGCAGATGATGATGATATCTATTTTATATCAGATGGATGCTCACCTAAATTAGTATCTAATCTTGAATGTGTTGTACATAATCAATACTGGACTCGCCTCTTCCCCAAAGTAGAAGATGACAGCGTTGAGAGGATAGAGATTGAAGGGGTAAAGTGGCAACAGTTAGGTGAGGGGTGGGCAGTACCAACGAAAGGTCCACAATCTGGGGGCTCCTTCCATGATTTACTTAGTAAGCCATTTATGAAAATGATTCTTGAAATACCAAAGGAGGGGTAATGAAAAAGAAACGATGTAGTTGTTGTGAGGCGAGAAAACCTCTTGATGATTTCAATAACGATAAAACTACTAAAGATGGTAAGAAATATCAGTGTAGAGATTGCACTAAAAAGAATCGACCAAGTAGAGCTGGGCAGCCTGTATATACTATTACCCCACCTGAGATAGTAAGCGAAAGGATTACAAATAAGTGTATGGAGAGGTGGTGGGTATAATGGAAGATAAAAAACAAAGAACGCCACCACAGAATAGATCTTTGCACAAGTATTGCACTAATCTTGCAAATGCTTTAAATGACGCTGGCTTAGATATGAAGAAAACTCTCAAGCCTGAAATAGATATACCTTGGACTTGCGAGAGCGTAAAGACTCACCTATATAAACCTATATTAAAATCTCTCACCGGTAAAGAATCGACTATAGACATGGACACGAAAGATCCTTCAATAGTGTATGAGATATTAAACAGATTTATGGGGGAAAAACATGGTATAATAGTAGACTGGCCTAGCAGAGAATCACAAAGCAATGAAGCTATGGGGATTAAGAAAAGCATATAACGTGAAGCTCAACCGCCGCGTTGAGAGAGGAGAACTAAGAATATGAAAGAACCTATAGAAAGCAAAGCAGATCAAGAAGCAACCAAGGTTAGCGGTCATTTGAAGCGTGGGGTTATATTTGACCAAGAGGCATTGAAAATCAAGCTCAGACGGGCCACGATAGCTAAGACAAAGTGGGATAACAGGGGGTGGTATATCTGTGATAGTTCTGGAATATATCATCTCTATGATGATGGGATAGTTCGACATGGCGCAACAAGCCCAAGAAGTGAAGGAGTGTCGGCTTTTTGGAGGACAAGGAAAGAGGCAAGAATGTTTTATGACGGGTGGAAAATATAACGCCAAGCTATCTTTGATAGCAAAACATAATCCAACATTTAATATTGATAATAAGCTTGACAATTAGTATTGATATATAGTATGGTCTTTGTTGATTAGTATATCAAGGAGCATATGGCTGACAAGTTAAACGAAAAAAACAAATTATTTGCAGATGAATATATTAAAGATTTGCATATCACTAATGCGGCTATCCGTGCCGGTTATTCAAAAAAAACCGCCCATGTCCAAGGGCATGAACTCTTAAAAAAACCTAAAATTCAAGCCTATATTCAAGAGAGAATGAATAAGAGGGCAGAAAGAACAGAGATAACTCAAGACAAAGTTCTGAATGAAATAGCAAAGATGGCTTTTGTGAACGCTAAGAGCTTGTTTGATGATAATGGACATTTGAAAAAGATTAATGAATTACCAGATGATATAACAGCGGCTATATCTGGCATTGATGTCGGTGAGGTAAGATCTAATGATAGTTTGACTGTTGTGGTAAAGAAAATAAAGTTTTGGGATAAGCGTGGAAGCCTTGAGCTATTAGGCAAGCATCTTAAATTGTTTGACGGTGATGGCGCAGGGAAGCAAGCTCCTAAACCGTTAGACCCTGCATTCCTTTGAGTTTTTGGCGCAAGGATGATCCAGTTATTAAGGCTGGCAAGTTTCCCTTAGTAGTTACAGGTGGAATGTTCTCAGCACAAAGGGAATGCTGGCAATCAGATCATTTTTATAAGTTTCTGGTCGGTGGGTATGGCTCTGGTAAGACAAGGTGGCTAGGAAAAAGAATGATAGCATTGAGTATATACAATGCGCCTTATCCATGTATGGTAGTATCGCCTACTTACAAAATGGCTAAAAGGACTATCATACCAACAATAAAGGATTTGCTTGATGGGAGAGAGATTAAATATAAGTACCATAGCTCAGACCATTATTTTACTATTCATTATGATGGTCATGTCGGTACTCTTTGGGTTGGTTCTGGTAATGACCCTGATAGTCTTAAGGGTTCAAATTTGGCGGCAGCGGGTATTGATGAACCGTTCCTGCAAAAGTATGATGTATTAACTCAGTTATCTGCAAGAGTAAGGGAGCCAATGGCTAATCACTCAGAGATATGTGCAGCGGGTACGCCAGAAGGTATAGGTGGATGGGGGTATGATATATGCGAAGGAGAATTACGAGAAAGTTATGATATAGGGGTATTTAGAGCAAAGACAAGCGAGAACTTGGCATTGCCTGCTCATTACTTAGATAACCTTAGAAACACTTATGACAAGAAGATGCTGGAGGCTTATTTTGATGGCGAATTTGTTACCATATCTAATCTGCTCGTATATTACAACTTTACTGACGATAACATTATTGACTTGCCTGATCCAGGAGGTGAGCTTTGTATTGGTTTGGATTTTAACGTCAATCCTATGGCTGGCGTTGTATTCTGGAAACATGGTAGCAGGATGCATTATATCGATGAGATCGAACAGCCAAATAGTGACACAGAGACATGGATGCAAATAGCGCATGAGAGATACCCTGATAGAATAAAGACAGCGTACCCAGACCCTACAGGTAAGAAAAGACAAACGAGCGCACAAGTAGGTAGAACAGATTTTACTATTATTCAAAATACTGGCGTTGAGGTAAAGGCAAGAAAGCAGCAAGGAATTAGAGATCGTCATAACTCAGTCAACAAGAAATTAGAGGATGGTACTTTGACAGTTTCTCCTAAATGTAAAAAGCTGATAAGATATTTTAAATCATCGGCTCATGATGATATTGATGATTCAATGACACATCTACTTGAGGGTGCTACTTATCCAGTGGCATTTATTTATCCACTCAATAAACCGCAACTTAACGCACTAGAAGCGAGGAAATGAAAATGACTGAATTCCCCAGACATCCACAACTTGAAGTATTACAAGATAGATTAGCCTTTTTGCGTGACTCATATCTAGGCGGCATTGATTACAAGAAAAAAGCTTATTTACCTGAATACGGGAACGAGGATAAGGAAGATTACGAAAGGCGATTAAAACAGGCAACATATACTAATCATTGCTCATCCATACTTGAGGCATATAATAATTATCTATTTAGTGGAGAGATAAGCCGCGATTCATTTAAGGGTTTATCTGGTGTAGAGTTTGATGCGTTTATGGCTGATGCTGATATGATGGGCCGAAGTTATGAGAAGATGATTAGAGAACTAAGCAAGCAGGCTGGATCATCTGGCTTTATTGGTGTGATATTAGATAAGCCCAAAGGAGAGGAGGCAAGTAAGGGCGCAGAGATAGCGGCAGGAATAAGGCCTTATATGTCTGCTTATGTCGCATCAAGTATCATTGATTACGAAATGGAGTATATAGACGGATCAAGAACACTTACTAAGCTTGTGCTAGAAGAGGAAACGGGAGAAACGGACGTACTTACATACAAGGTATGGTATAGGGATAAGTGGCAGCTATGGGAGAAGAAAAAAGAGAAAGAATGGGTAATGACTCAGGAAGGAACTAACCCTATTAATACCATCCCTTTTATATCCATCATAAATAGAGATAAAGACTTTCATCCAATTATAGGCAAATCAGATATAGCGGATATTGCTGATATAAATAATAGAGTATATCGTTTCGATTCAGATGCAGAGAATATCATAGAACAATGCACTTTCCCGTGGTTGCAAGGGCCACAAGCATCTATTGACGCAATATCAAAAGGGGGACTATCCACCAAGACCGCTGTCCCTGTCCCTGATTCTGATGAGGGGGCGGCAGAGCTTAAATTTACCGAGCCTGTACACAGTTCTTTACCTCAGATAATGGCATGGAGAGAGGCGGCTGTACAAGATATCAAGGATATGTCTAAGCTAGAGGCAGGGCAAGGCACTCAGCAGGCAGAAAGTGGGATTGCTCTTGAGATACAATTTAGGCCTCTTAATTCTATGCTTACCGAGAAGGCCGAGAATATGGAACTGGCAGAAACAAGGATATTGGAATTATTAGGCGCATATTTAGGACAGACATTTGCCGGTGTGGTAACTTATCCAAGAGAGTTTGCCGTCATGGATTTAATGCAAGAGCTTGATATAGCTATAACTGCTAAATCAGCAGTTAAGTCGAGAACGTTTGCGGCAGAGATAGAGAAGATAGTTGCAGACAAGGCTTTGCCCGATGTAGATCCTAAGACAATGAAGATTATAGTTGCGGAAATAGATGCAGCGGCAGCAGAGCCGGACATGACTGACATTGATAATATTAATCAAGGGGGCGGTGATGAGGAAGAGACTACGTAAGAAGAAACTAAGGCTCAGTTATAATCCTATAGATATATTGCATGATATAGCGTGTAGGGTTGCTAAAAAGCATAAATTAATTGTTGACGATCAATCATTCATGGGAGCGAAGAACCACTATTCAGCCATAGGAGACTTAAAGGACTAAATGGCGCTTAAAGGATTAAAAGAATTTGAGAATAAGCTTAATGCGGTCGGTAAGGTATCGGCAAGCAAAAGGCTATGGGGGCAGATAGGCTTCCAAGCTATTGATATCATCTCTCAGCGTACATTGAAAGGAAAGGACTATCAAGGGGCAGCATTCACTCGATACAATAAGACATATAAACTATGGAAGCAAAAGAGGGGTGGTAAATTCTTTTCAGGTAGTCCAAATCTGCATAATTCGGGTAATATGTTTGCTTCAATGAAGGCTAGGTCAACCGATAAGAATGTTACCCTGTTTTTCTCTAAACCTTTGGAAGCTAAGAAAGCATCAATACATCATAGGGGGCTTGCAGGGATGCCAAAGAGAGAGTTTTTCGATTTATCCAAGAGAGAGCAAGATGATTTACTTGAGTTGTTAAGAAAGAAGCTTAAAAAGGCAATTAATGGCTGACATATCAGATAAGGCACTAGATAGTATAGAGAAAGAAATAGAGGCCACTCTAGCCGCTATAAACGCTAAAATAGCCCGTCTTATAGGTAAGCTTGAGACAACTAAAGGTGATGTATTGGCAAAGATGGAACTCTCCCGAATGAGGGCAACCAGAAAGGCAATTATAAAAGAGTTTATGGCTTTTGATACGGTTGCTAATGAATCAACTAAGTTTAATCAAATAGGCAAGGCGATTAAATCACGAATTAAGCCGGTTAGCTTATCATTTACTCAATCAGATAATGCCTTATTAAAACTTCTCTCTGATTCAGCATATGGGGAATTGTCGGGGATTACCAGTCAATATAGTGAAAGGGTAAGTATGGCAGTAATAAGGGGTTCTATTGTTGGCGCTAATGTAGATGATATTACTCTTGAAGTGACACAATTAGTTGAGGGCGGGACTGATTTAGCAGGTAGGTCGATGGCCTCACATGCTAAGACCTTAGTGAATACTCAATACATGGAAGTTGATGCAGCTATGACTATAAGGGCCGCTGATAATATCGGGGCCACTCATTTTAGGTATTCAGGAAGTTTGATTAAAGACTCAAGGGAGTGGTGCCAGGATCATGTCGATAAAATATACACTAGAAAAGAGATAGAGGGGTGGGGTAGCTCATCATGGGCTGGTAAGAAAGAGGGAGATCCGTTTATAACTAGAGGCGGGTATAATTGCCGTCACTATTTTGTGCCAGTAATAGTTGATGGGTAAAGTAAGGTACTTAGATCAATATAGGCAGCCAAGGCCATACGAATATAAGTATACTTGTGATAATTGCGGTAATGATTCTTTTTTGTTAATAGGAGATGGCAGTATAGAATGTAGTGATTGTGGAAATGTAATTGAAAACTTAACACATAATGGAGGGGATTAGATGAGTAAAACAGTAGAAGAGTTACAAGCAGAAATTGACGACATGCAAGCGGCATTAACTAAGGCAAATGGAGAGGCAGCAGATAGGCGCAAGACTGCTAAAGAATTAAAGGATAAACTAGCAAGCTTTGAGGGTATAGACGTTGAAGAGATAAAGTCTCTAAAAGAAAAGGCTGCATTGCTTGAACAGGAGAAGCTAAAGGAAGCTGGTAAATTTGAGGAAGCACTTGAGAAGGGGCTCGCAGGTGCCAAGGCTGAAATAGAGTCATTGAAAGGGCTTATATCTGGCAAAGATTCTAAACTGTCTAAGGTTCTGATTGATAACGCTGTCCTGGCGGCAATAGATGGCAAGGCAATCAATAGTGAGCAAGTATTAGCTCTTATCAGAAGTGATATTAAGATGGATGGAGATAATCCGGTTGTAATGAATGGGGAAGCTCCAAGGGTAGATGATAAGGGTAATCATTTGACCGTTGCCGACTATGCCAAGGCTTTTCTTGATAGTAACCCTCACTTAATGAATCCAAGCGGGGGAGGCAGTGGCAGCCAAGGCAACCAGGGCGGAGCTAAAGCAAGCAATATCATTACGAGAGAGGAATTTAGCAAGTTACCAGCAGCGGCAGCGGCAGAACATTTCAAGCAAGGCGGAAAAGTAGTAGATTAAACTTGACAAGTATATTCTATTTGTGATTTAATGGTTTTTGAGATAGAACCCTCACCGAATTAGGGGAAGTCTCCCCTCTTTGTTAAGAAGGCCAAAGTAAATAAGCCTCCTTAGGTTGGGCGTGATGCCTGATGTATAGCTCCATGCTAACATCTACTTCATAAACAATTTAAGGAGGTTTTTCTAATGCCTAATACACTAACGAACTTAATCCCAGATCTATATGCCGGACTTGATACCGTTTCTCGTGAAATGGTAGGCTTTGTCGGTGCAGTAAACCGTGACTCTACTACAGATGGGGCCGCAGTCAATCAAGCCGTAAAGGTTCCTATCGTTGGAGCAATTACAGCAGGCGATATCACAGCAGGGGCAGCCGCTCCTGACGATGGTGATATGGCTCCTGATAATATCGACGTTAAAATAACCAAATCAAGATATGCGCCAGTTAGGTGGACAGGTGAAGAGCAATTATCTGTAAGTCCTACAGGCCTGTATAATAAAGTACAAGCTGATAGATTCGCTCAGGCTATGAGGGTACTTGTTAATGAGATGGAGGGTGATCTTGCTGGACTGTATGCTGCTGGTGCTTCAAGGGCTTATGGAACGGCTGGAACGCCCCCGTTCGGCACTGCTAATGATTTCAGTGATCTTGCCTTTGCCAGAGAAATACTTGAAAGTAATGGCTCTCCCTTAACTGACCTACAGTGTGTGCTTGGTACTACTGCAATGGCTAATCTTAGGGCAAAACAATCTGGCCTTTTTCATGTAAATGAGGCAGGTACAGAAAGGATGCTTAGAGATGGTATAGTTGATAGAGTACAAGGATTTGCTCTAAGATCTTCTGGGCAAGTCAAATCTCATACTAAGGGAACTGGTACGGCATACACATCTGATACCGCTGGTTATGCAATTGGGGCTACCTCAATAACGCTTATCACTGGTTCTGGTACAGTAGTTGCCGGTGACACAGTTACTTTTGCTGGTGATACCAATAAGTATATAGTTAAGACAGGGGTGGCGGTTCCAGGTGCTATAGTTCTTCAAGAGCCTGGGCTTAAAGTGGCTATACCTGCAAGTGCTACGGCCTTAACGGTTGGCGGAAACTACACTGCTAATATGGCCTTTGACAGAAACGCGATAGTACTAGCTACTCGTGCGCCTGCTATGCCTGAAGAGGGAGATATGGCTGATGATGTTATGACCATACAAGACCCAATAAGCGGCCTTGCCTTTCAGGTCGCTATGTATAAGCAATACAAGCGAGTCAAGTATGAGGTCGGTATAGCTTGGGGCGTTAAGGAAATCGCTCCAAGACATTCATCAATCATACTAGGTTAACAATTGAGGGGCTGGCTTCGGCTGGCCCCTTTTTAAAAATGGAGGTTAAATATGGGAACGTGCGAAACAGTACAGGTTAAAGGGCAGGACGGCCCTGTGATTATCAACAAAGAAGATTTTGACCCTAAGAAGCATGAACTATTTAATTCGGAGCCTGCCAAGAGAGGCCCAAAGCCAAAGGATAGCAAGTAATGGCTAATTATGCCCTTGATTCAGACGTTTATGACGTTATAGAGATTAACCCATTGCCGAGCAATTCGCTTGTTGATGAGTTGACTACTGCTACAAGGGATGTGCTGCATAAGATCAAATATGAATACTGGCCTCCAAGGTCGATAACTAATTTCGACGAGGCTAACCTTGATACTACAGCCTTGGTAAAGTTAACAGTTTATCGCGCTCTTGGTTGGTATGTATGTCCATCTTTAGAGAGTTATCAAAACGGTGAAGATGGAAAATGGGCCAAGAAAGCGGCATATTTTCAAAAGATGTTTGAAGAAGAATGGCTGATTATTCAAGAGATGCCTATTTATGATTTTGATGAAGATACAGTTTTTGAAGATACAGACGCACAACCTTTTATTGCTAAGAGATGGAAGAGAGGATAGATGGATAAGGAAACTATCATGGTGGAATTATATAGCATCATTGAATCCTCAAATCTTGCCGATTTAGTAGATAGAAACTTTCTCTCAGTGGAGGAAATCCCAGATACAGCTAAAACCGTAGTTATGATAGGTGATGAGGGGGCAGAGGATGACATTAGATACACATCAAGTGATGTTGCTGATGTCGAGTTCACCGTTACCCTTCTTTGTCAAGTACAGGCTGAAAAGAATCTATCTAGTGAGATGATAGAGTTTGATAGAAAGATTAAAGCCCTTTTGGGTAGCAATAGAAAGCTAAACGGGAAGGCTTTTAGTTCTCAGATAATTCCATTGACTGACAAAGAAATAGTGGGATCAATAGGAAGATTCGCAAGGCCTTTAAGAATACAATATGAGGGGGTAGTAACAGATGGACTCTAAACTAGATAAATTAAAAAAAGAAGCTGAAAAATTAGGTATAGAGCTTGATGCAAATGAGACTATAGCTGACCTTGAAGCTAAGATAGCGATGAATAAAAGGAAGCCGGTTACAAAAAAAGACGCACCAAGGCGGCAACCTGTTAAGAATATAAACTTTACAAGAAGGATAGACAGGGAGGCTAAGAAAAATGGCTGATATATATGATAGGGCGCTATTTGGCGCAGTCGAGGCAGTATCAGGGACAGACCAAGTGCCAACCGGTACGGATGTTATAAGGATAAATAGCCTTAATATTGCCACAGATATGACAGTACTTGACAATGCGGTTGTTAAGAAAACAGCTGGTAATTTGGCACATGACATAGGCAAGAAGATGATGACTCTTGAAGTTGAGTTTAAACTTAGGTTTTCCGGTGCGCTTGGTACGGCTCCAGAACTCTCACCTATATTCCAATGTTGTGCCATGACTGAAACGCTTGATGCAGGGGTAGATGTAGAGTATGCGCCATCAACTATACCAGCCGCAGCAAAGACAAGTACTTTCTATGCCTTTAAAGATGGACTTAGGTATAACTTTGTTGGAGCAGTTGGAAACCTTACGCTATCTGCAACGATTGGCGAGTATGTAATAGGGACAGCGACAATATCAGCGCCTTATCTTGCCCCTACAGTTGTGGCAGTTCCAGCTTGTACATTCTCAGACGTAGGAAGCCCAATAGTATTTGAGACTGCCGATATTTTTAATGATGGGGCGGTTATAAAGGTTGGTTCTTTTGAGTTTGATTGCGGAAACAATATTGAAGAGCATTATGTTACCGGAGATCATAGTTTTGAGGTGTCAGACAGAGCGCCTACTATCACATTTACAAAGGATAGTATAAATACAGCGGCAGAACTTGCAGCCCTGGCAGCCGGTACAGATGTTTCTTTCTCGGCTACGCTGGATGGTGGGGTAGGTAATAAGCTTGTCTTTACGGCTCCAGTAGCTAGAAGGACTTCGATTAGTGATGCTGAAAGAGGCACAAGAGACATAAAAGACCTTGCATATAATCTTTATGAGTCAGTTGGTGATGATCAATTCTTAATGAACATAGCATCTTAATAGCCGAAAGGCAGAAAGGATTAAAATGAAGTTTTTAGAAAGCAAGGAAATATCATCAGAGAAAGATAATGTAAAGGTCATATTTAAGCCTGTGCAGCCATTAAACCAAGCGGCCTTGCTTGGGTATCAAGTGGACATGCAGAACGCTATAAAGGCGAATGATACGGCTAGACTTGTCCGTATAAAGATGGAGTGCGTTTTCTATACACTTAGGGAAATGATAAGCAGGCTGGAAATAGGGGGAGAATTATTTGATTCTTTGCAGGTTGCTAATTGTGCCGACATATCAGATATGGATACGGTGGAAACTCTTAACATTATTTTTGACCTTGTAACAAGCCTTTTGTTAGAGGGTGAGACTAAAAAAAAATCATCTTCGCGTCCATCGCGTTCAAAGAAGGGGTAAGTTGTAAAAGATGTCCTCGCTCTGATAGGGGGGCAATGCCTTCGGGCGGCTGTATAGAAAAAGACCCTTGGGAAAAGATAGAGGGGATTGTTGATGAAGCCTGTCCAGTAGTTTATCTACACGAATATCATCAAGTATTTGACGCATATACATGGTTTGTGAATGACAGAATACTTCCTTATGGCGGTGGGAGATTAGAGCAACCATACTTAATAATGGAATACCTTAACCTAATCAGGAGCATAGTCAGTGGCAGATAAGATAAAACTTGTTCTTGAAGGTGATGCAAGCGGATTAAAGGCAGCCTTGCAAGAGGCTACAGGTGGCCTCAATGGTGTAGAAGGCAAGACAAAAAGTGCTACTGCATCCTTCCTGAAATTTGCATCTGTTACAGCGGCAGCAGGGGCGGTAGGTTTAGCCCTTAAAGGCTCTATTGCTATTACTGCTAAATTCCAAAGTGCAATATCAGACCTTTCAGCTATTACGGGCGCAAGCGGTAAAGATTTAGAGTTCCTATCTGACAAAGCAAAAGAGATGGGGGCAACAACTACTAAGTCCGCATCCGAAGCAGCCGAAGCCATGAAGCTTATGGCGAGCGCAAAGCCTGACCTCTTGGAAAATGCAGCGGCTTTGGCCTCGGTAACAAAAGAAGCCTTAACTCTATCAGAGGCGGCAGGCTCTACCCTTCCAGAAGCAGCTAATACTCTTGGTTCATCTCTCAATCAATTTGCAGCAGGGGCAGATCAGGCCGGTAGGTTTATTAATGTCCTGGCAGCCGGAGCCAAAGAGGGCGCATCTGAAATAAGGGAGACAGCGGCAGCGTTAAAAGAAACTGGAACGGTTGCTAATGATGCTGGCATATCCTTTGAAGCCACTAACGCAGCTATACAAACACTATCTACCGTTGCTATTAAGGGTGGTCAAGCTGGTACTAATTTAAGAAATGTAATACTTAAACTCCAGAATCAAACTGAAGACGGTTTTAATCCGGCAGTAGTGGGGCTTGAAGCAGCACTTAAAAACCTACAGACAGCCAACCTTGACACAACAGAATTGACCAAGCTTTTTGGCCTTGAGAGTGTAACGGCTGCAAAGACCTTAATAAGTCAAGCTGATAGCGTTGGGGTATTAACTCAAAAACTTACCGACACGAATACAGCATACGATCAGGCGGCAACAAAGACTGATAATATGACTGGAGATATGGCAGCCCTTACATCGGCAGTAGAGGCAGCCGCTATAGAGTTTGGAGAAGAGCTAGCACCTGTCATTAGGTTTACTTTGCAGACTGCTACAAGTGCAATACAGGAGCTTTTACCAGTTGTGTCATACATAGGCAAGAACTTTGCAATGGCTTTTCAAATTGCAGAGGTGGCTGGACTTGGCTTTATATCTGCATTGCTTACTGGATTTGATGAATTACAGCAGGCAGCGTCAGATGTCGCTGAATGGCTAGGGTTTGATGTTGAGCCTTCTGATACTCTGGAGAAATGGGCTAATGATTCAAGACTTGCCTTAGTAGATGCTAATGCAGAACTGGGTAACTTAGTTGATAATTGGAACACTCCACCGGCAGCAGTTAACATAGCTACCAGCATAGCTGAAGATGTTAAGGCCGCAAAAAAGGCGATAGCCGAGCCAGTAGCGACAGAGGCAGCAGCAACAGCCAAAAAAGAAGATCCCTCTATACAAGCCGAGATTGACGCACAAGCCGCTAAGTATATGAAGCTTCGCCAGATGGCAGAACAGTTTCAATTAGGCGAGGAAGAAAGGGAAGTATTAAGGTATGAGCGCGAGAATGAGCAATTCAATCTTGACCTTGAAAGGCTTATAGAGAATGGCGCAACAGTTGATGAAGTGCTTGAAATGCAGAGGCAGGCAAGGGCAGATGCCGAGGCTATTCATCAAGACAAGCTTACAACTATTGAAGCTAATGCATTAAAGCAGAAACTACAGCAAGAGAAATTTGTTGCAGATCAAAAACTAGGTGTAACGGCTGACTTACTGGGAGCTACATCAAGCCTGTTAATGCAGGGTAATAAGTCTCAATTTGAGGCAGGCAAAAAGCTTGCAGTTGCTCAGACTTTAATCAGTACATATCAAGGGGCGCAACAAGCGTTTACCTCTCTGTCATCTATCCCTATTGTCGGCTCAGTTTTGGGAGCAATCGCGGCAGCGGCAGCAATAGCAGCAGGTTTATCAAGGATAAGTTCTATTAAGAGTCAGAAATACTCACAAGCGCACTCTGGCCTTGACCGTAACCCTTCAGAGGGAACTTTTCTACTCAAAAGAAATGAAATGGTTTTAGACTCTGGAACATCTGAAGCGGTAAGGCAAGCTGCCCCTGCTTTGGCTGGTGGTGGCGGGGGCGGAGAGGTTAATTTAACAATCAATATCAACTCCCCTATGTTTGAGCCTGACTGGGATGATATGATTGAGAATAGGATAAAACCAGCCTTTGACAGGCTATTTAATAGGGATGTATTCCTTGAAGGTGTGGTTTATGGCTAAAGTAAAGGCATATTATAAGCATGAGTTAACCGGCCTTGTGGCATCTGCGACTACTACGGGATATAGCGTCGATAATCTCTTGATATTTACAGAAGGGAGTTTGTGGAAAGGGGTGGGCACGGGAACGCATACTATTACTTTCGATGCAGGGGTAGGTAATACAGTATCGGCTGATTATGTAGGCGTTGCTAATCATAATCTATCGGGGGCAACTTTTAAGCTTCAATATTCAACTGATAACTTCGCGGCTGATATTAATGATGCCGTTAGTTTTTCACCGGCTGATAATTTCCCTTTCCTTAAAGAGTTCACGACTCAAGATAAAAGGTATTGGAGAATACAATTAACAGGACTGACAGCCTTACCATTTATGGGGCTTGCATACTGGGGAGATCGGGCAGAGTGGGACTATCCGGCTTTATTCGATCCAAGCGCGGAGAGTAACAAGGCAAGAGTGAATGTTAGTTCTACGGGATATCTACTTGCCATTAATAACAAGTTCATAGAGCGTTCAATTAATTTAAAGTTTAAACGTGCTGACGATGGCGGGACGCTCTGGACGGCTTTGCGTTATTGGTGGGAGAATCATGGCCTTAATTTATTATTCATTGCATGGGAGATTGATAATCATCCTCTTGACATATATTTGGTTTATCCAGACCCGAAATTCAGGGGGCCTTTTATCACTGCAAATAGGCGAGAGGTTTCTTTAACTTTTAAAGGTAGGGTTGCAAGATGAAGATGAGAGAATTAGTTAGTTTTTTTATGTTATTTAGTTTAGCAGTAAGCGCAATGTTGTATAAGGATATTAAAACCGAGAGAAATATTGAGCAAGCGCAAAAGCAGGAGGTCGTAAAAGTTAATTAATGATTTCTCTCTCCCCCATATTCCAAGAAGCAAATAATCAACCAGAAAAAGAGCGTGATGTTCTTGTAATGGTTGAGGATGAAACCTTATTTGCGGAAAAATATACAGAGACTGATTGGGGGAATAATACCGCCGAGAGTAACGTTGATTATACTTCTCCTACTCCTGATGCTGGCGATGTAATATTAGCGTATTATCCAGATAATTTGTGGGTGGTGGATAGTGTCACAAATAAGTTTTACAATATTAAGCAAGATGGCACATGGATTAGTGAGTTTGCCTCTTCTGTCTTTGATGCTAGTGCAACGGATCCCTATGGCGTAGCGCATGCCCCCGATGGAACATTATGGGTAGTAGATGTTGCTACAGATAAAATATACAATGTCGAAACCGATGGCACATGGATTAGTGAATTTGCCTACTCTGTCATTGATGCTAGTATTACTTTGGTTCAATGTATTGAATATGGGGCTAATGATACTTTATGGATAACTGATAAAACAACTTCAAAGATTTATAATTGCGAAACTGATGGCACATTAATATCATCTTTTGCATCTTCTGTTTATGATGGTAGTGCGGCAGATCCTTCCGGAATTTCAGAAGGTGCTAATGATACTTTATGGATAACTGATATAGGTATTGATAAAATTTATAATACCGAAAAGGATGGGACGTTGATATCGTCATTTGCATCTTCCGTTTATGATTCAACACCGAGCATCCCTGTTGGAATTGATTATGCTGCGGATGGCACTCTATGGATATGCGATTCATCGGCAACAGATAAAATTTATAATGTGGAAACTGATGGGACGTTGATATCATCATTTGCGACTTCTGTTTTTGATGCTAGCGCAATTAGTGTCAGGGGGATTTCTTTCGGATATCCATATTATGCTACAGGCAATATTACAACAGATAATATTGACCTGGGAGAAGTGCCAACGGCAGTGGGCGAGTGGGTGATTGAAGACATTGTGCCAACTGGCGCTACATTAACATATGCCGCAGAATATTCAACTACAGGCGCATGGGGAGGGGAAGAGGTTTCTATCGGGGCAATAGTAGACGGACAGGCAATCACAGTCCTTGCACGATACTGGAGGGTAACGGCAACATTAACAGCAAACACGGCAAGAGATGAAACACCTATACTGCAATCAATAAAAGCAGACTACACAACATACAGGCGATTTAACCGTATACCCGATTTAGGATATGAGCCTCTTGTTGATTCGGTAAGTTCCCTCACCTCAAAGGTAGACTTTTTCAAGCCTGCATCCATCGGCCAGATATCAGTTGACATACAATTGACTGATGCTGTTAGTGACTGGGTTTACAGTGATACTCTATATAATAAAATAGTACAGGTAAAATTGGGCTTTAAATATGATGGATTCACCGAAGCGGATTATATTCATTATTTCACCGGGGCAATTGATGATTGGCGGGTAAATGATAATGTCTTAAATCTGACACTTAAAGACTTGTCGAAAGAGTGGAAACTCCCCGTTCCGTCTAAGTGGGAGACTGTAGGAGATGATAGAACATGGACAAATACCCACCATACTGACGTTATGCTTGACATATTTCAGAATGATATCAACGTGAGGGATTCGGGCTTATTGCTTGATTCTTTCGCTACGGTAAAAGCGGCAACATCGGCTTATAATGTGACCAGAACGATCACAGGTAAGACAGAAGACGCGAAGAAGCTAGTAGAAGAGCTTAGAGTCCTCTTATTTGCCTTCTTTCTCCCTAGGGGAGATGGTAAAATAGGCATTAAGCAATTTGATAGCACAGAGGCCGCAGTAGTTTCCTTTACAGACGATAATACTATGGGGATAAAATGGCAGGCTAACTCTAAAGACCTGATAAACAGGACTTCATTATATTATGACTGGGACACGCTGGGAGACAAAGAGGAGAATTTTGATAGTTATGATGGAGGAGATGACACAACGAGCCAAACAGAGTTCCAAGAAATAAGGCCATATATACTTAAAGATAAATGGACTCTGGCTGCACAAGCCTCCCAGATATCAGACTTGGAGACTAAAATATTAGCACAGTTTGACAATATGCCTGCAACGGTGACTATCACTTGTGATGCTAAAGATATCGCATATGAGGCAGGAGACATGGCAAACGTGACAACACTTGAAGCCCCTGGAAGTGGTGGGGCTGGAATAACAGATGAGAAGTATTTAATAACAAGTAAGAATCTTGATTTTCTAGGTGATAGGATAATATTTAAAGGGTTGAAGGTAGCATGATAAAACATAAAGACTGGGATATAAATGAAGATATTCCAACAGGGAAAACATTAAAAGGCAAGCCTGTGTTGGGCGCATTATTTAAAA